AGTTCCAAGCAGACATACAAGACTACGTTGACATGTCAATCTCAAGCACCATTAACTTACCACCCTGGGGAAGTAAATATAACAACGAGGGACAAGTGGGACGATTTGCTGAAACTCTTGCTAGATATGCCCCAAGACTTCGTGGATTTACATGCTACCCTGACGGAAGTCGTGGAGGACAACCCTTAGTCGAAGTAGATTACAATGAAGCTCTTAAACATAAAGGAACAGTCTTTCAAGAAAATGACATATGTGAAATCAGTGGTAAAGGTGGTACGTGTGGTGGATAATTAAATAAAGAAAAAGCCCTACTCTCTTAATTGAGATGTAGGGCTTCTTTTTAATTAATTATCTGATAATTAATAGTAGCTGTATTAGCAATAGTAGCAGTAGCGTTAATAGCAGCACTACCACTGGTAGGAACAGAATATAAACTAACACTTGTACCTGGATTACTAGCAAAAGTTAAAAAGATCTTGGAGGAAGAAGTTATTAATCTGCTAGTCAATGTAACAGTAGCCGCTCCTGCTGGCATTGTGACTTGCCCTACATTATCTGTATCAAGTGCCTCTCCTACACGAAAGAACCACTCTCTCCACGGATGACCCTCTCCTATACTATCCCTCGGAATAGGTGGTATATGTGCCATACTAATCTCCTTTTTTAAACTCGTTATAGCGTTTTCTAGCCGCTGATTGATTACGCTGTTTCCACTTCTCTTTATTTTTTAATTGCTTATCAGTAGGCAACTTAATATCTAATTGCTGAGCTGCCCACTGTTTAGCTCCACCAGCATTCTTGTCAGACACACGTAGACCAGTAGATACTTGCGGTATTTGTCTAGCTCCATACAAACTCAAATCTTTCGCAATGAGAGAAGCTTTATCTGACGGATGGTAAATCTGCTTACCTGTATAGAATTCCCTATTAAAGGGTAATTGAACACCAGCTAACAAGACTGGGTTAAAAGTAAAGATCGGTTGTAATATACTGAGTGGCTCTTTATCACCAGAAGACACAAGTTTAACAGCTTCGAAGAGGTGATATGGGCCTGCTTGACGTAAGTGTGCATTCTTATTATCAGTCAATACCTGAGCACCATAATCTAGCATAGGATATAGAACAGCAATAGCAAACACCATAGCAGCCGCCTGATCTAACCCCATGAGAGCTTCTTCTTTACTACCCCGAAACTCAATACTAGGCTTAAACTCAGACTTACCTGTCATAGGGTTTACTTTAGACATACTAAACTTAGGATCAAAAGTGGCATCTCTAGCTGTATTAACAAGGGACTTTACCATACCAAAATGGTATCTACTAAAGACACTTACATTAGGATTCTGAAGAATCTTACTTAGTTCTCTAGAACCTAGTACAGTAGGATCAATGCGATAAGATGGCATATGCCGCTCTACTTCTTTAATAGCATCTGTGAGATTCTTACCATGAAGCTGTTGCTGCTCTTTTACAAGCTGAACATACATAGCATCACGTACTGTCCACATGGCAATAGAAGCGTACTTAGAAACACCATCATATAGATTTTTAACACTAAGCCCAGCCTTGGCTAAATAATCTTTAAATACAGGATCAGCATCTACTTCTTTAAGGCCCTTCTCTAGTATCTCACGGTAAGTATGTGAATTTCGTACCTGGGCTCCTAAAATAGAACCACCATGTCTCATTATTTCAACATAATAGTTATCCTGTGTAACAACACTCCTCATTGCATCTGCCGTAGTACTGAGAAATCTAGACACACCCTGGGGTGTGACCCACCCAGTTAAGCCTCGTGCATTATACCAGTGCCAAGCCTCGTTATTCATATGAGGCAATGGATTCAGCATCATATTCTTAATAATACCAGAGGTAAGCCAAGTAACTGCATTAGGTTGCCATACACGAGCATAGTCTTCTATTGTAGCCCTAACCATAGGTTCAAATTTATATCCAGCTAGTTGAGGAACCTTGTCAGCAGCAGCTAATGTCTTCCAGGAAGGATCAACATCTTTATCTGTAGCTAATTTAGCTATAGTCTTAAAGTAGTCAGACTTAATTAAATTATCAAGATGATTATGAGCTCTATCAAAAGCACGTGCCTCTTCTAGTCTCTTATAGACAACTGCTTGATAATCCTTCAGATAACGATACGGAGTAACAGCCTCTATTTCGGATACAGTAGCTTCTTTAATTCGCCAACCACCGTACTTATCACCAGCACGAACTTCTCTAGTACCGCCTTTTGCATCTGATGTTACATTCTGTCCAAATTTATACGGTTTCCCCTCTTTGGTATACCCGATAATATCCTTTCCTTTAGGCATAATAAGAACCCGTGTTCCATTTTCTTTTTCTACAACAAAGAACCCCTGCTCTTGGACAGCCCCTCTATCTCGTGCTATATCAGCATTAAAACCACCTTGATCAGATTCTACTATAGTTTTAAGATGTTCTAATGCTGTTTTACGCTTAGGAACAGCTATTCTAGGTACGTGTCTGCCTGTTTCCTCCTCATTGAAGTTAAGTTCTTTTACACGGCCTAGATCAGACTGACGTTTAGTAAGAACTTTTAGTTCTTCTTCAGCACTCTTGATATACTTATCATACAAAGCCTGCTCAGAAGTATCTAGTTTTACCTTACCCTCAGCGGCCAACCTCCACTTTTTACGAAGATCAGAAGTTACTCCATCTTGAGTAGCTTTTTGATACAAACCATCAGCCTTGCCTTTAATACCAGAAATAGACAGAATAGTACGTCCTGCTTTACCAATAGCACGTCCGAAAAGCTCGGTTGAGTCTGCCTCGCCTTGTTTACCTATAGCATAGAAGAGATCTCCTAGCTGAGTATGATTCATGGGGACAATGCCTTCGTTTGCATACTTGGTATCATATAACTTTTCTGCAGCTTCTCTGTACCCCTCCCCATACTTTTTAATCATACTGTCTATAAACTTAGTACGACCTGCATTAGTAGCAGGGTCCTCTATCATAGCAGCTATAGGCTCGTCACTTCCTTTCCAGGGTGCCGGAGTATCAGCAGCTTCTATTAAAAGAGCTCCATGATCTAGTACATCATCTAAGGCTGTTCTGGCAGCCTCCGCTTTAACACCTAACCCAGTCTTAACAATAGACTTAAAATTATCCCAGAGAGAAGGTTCCTTACTACCGGCTGGAATAGGTTTCCCAGTCTCACCTATACTATTAAGATGCTTTGCTAGTTGCCTATCAACAAAGGCCTCTGATACAAACTCTCGTATATCTGTATGACCATAATGATAATCTGTTGTGGACTTTTTGGATAATTCATAAAGCTCTTTTATAGCTTTAGCTGATGCGTGTTCCCCTATAGCTAATAAATGTATAGTAGCTGAGTGAACAGCCTCATGGATAAGGGTACGTACATCTCCACCAGCACCTAGCTCTACTGTATTATCTCTAGGATAATAAAGACCTACCTTGGATTGATTGTCTTTGTCTAGAAAGGCAGGTACTAACTTAGTAATCTTAGCTCCACGGACCCGTTCCGATTTTGCTAAGAGATCTATCAGTTGTCTCTGACCAGGTCTTCCTACATTAGCAACCTTGATCTTATCAAAAGCCTCTCCTACTGTTTTGCTACCTAGAATAATATCATGCGTCTCTTGCCAGGTAGGAATCTCCTTATTAGTAATATGTGATGCAGGTAATTTATCCCTCACATAGTTACTCTGTTCTTTATAGGAATCAGCTAATTTATCATAGTGAGTAGCTGACTCTAAATCACCCTTCTCTTTAGCAAGTTTAGCATCAAACCTGGCACTCTCTTCAGCCTCTTGAATAGTTTCTAAATTATCATGCAGTTCTTTACGTGTAGCAAACTTAGTATTAGCATCTTGAGATTCTGTATGTTTTTCAATTAGTTTATCTACATTCCATTTAAAGGGGTCTTCTTTTTCAGGAGGTAACTCAAAAGCTCGATCTTTAGCAGCTCGCATATCACCACTATGAAGACCCTCCTCTGGTTTCTCTAAGATATGCCCTTCTGGAAGTTGCCCAGTCTCTCTAGCACGAGTAGCAGCCTCCTCTCTAGTAAGGAATTCACCCGATTCTGTGACAAAACCCTGTTCGTCAGTACTCTCTAGTTTACGAACTACATCATGCTTCGGACCGCTAGTTTCAACAGTACCATCTGGTTTACGAAAAGCAGTCTCAGTTACTTTAGGGATAGCAGTCTCAACTTTAGGTTTCCCAAGTGTCTCCTGTGTCTTTTTAAGTTCCTCTAATACAGGATCTACTCTCTTAGATACAGTAGAAGAAGTTCCTTTACCAGCAGCAACTATCTTGTCACCTAGAGCATTAGTTTTAATAACAGCCCCACCTAAGAAATCAATTGATATTAAGTTCTTGTCAAAAGGGTCACCACCAGAAACAGCTCTATGGGCTATACCTAAGCCTGCTGATAAAACACCACCTAGAGCCATGGTAGCTGGCTTTTGTAAGGCTACTATTTGTCCTGGGCCAGCAGCTAGCCCAGCAACCCCCCCAAGAGCACTGACTATTGGATGCTGTTCTTGTTGTGCCTCTCTCGTTTTTACTATGTCAGTACCAAAAGTGGAGTCTACTAACCCCTCTAAAGTTTGTATCGCCTTATAACCACCAGCTCCTCCTACTATACCACCTACCAAACCACCAGCTACTTTGACTGGCCAAGGACCAGGCACCCTACTTCCCACGCCTACCCCATAAAGAGATGGGGGCGTAACAGCAGCAGACTCTGCAGCACTGGCTGCTAAAGACCCTATTTTAGTAGTTTCAATATCATTAGGAGCATTCTTAGTAAATTTCGCAAACAAGTCTTCTTTATTACTAGTTGGAGTTTCTTTTACATATTGAGCAAAAGGATCACTTGCCATATTAGTTCCTTATTTTACCAGAAGATGTTCTTCTAGCTTTAGCTAATACTTTATCAGCGGCACCGGCTCCAAAGTGTAAATCAAAAGTAGCTACATTAGCTGGAGTATTATTATTTATTAGGGTTGCTTTAGCCGCTTCCCAGTCAGACTGTGATTTTACATTATCAGGCATATCCTCATCTTTATCTAAAGCAGGTTTAGCGGCAGCAGCAGCAGCACTCGCTTTTTCTTTCTTCTTATCAGCAGGACTAAGTAAAGGATTAGTCTGTTTAAGTATCTCCTGCCCCATTTCTATGTTAGCATCTAGAGTTTTGATACGAGCTTCTTTGCTATCCCAGTCATCAATTTCATCCTGATTTTTTATTTCATTACCAAACCAGGCTTTATCTGGTTCTGGGCGCGTTGGATTATCCTTAAAGAATTTCGCTAGTGAATCTCTATCCGCCCGCATACTATTTAACTCTTGTAGGGTGGCCCTTCTTTCAGCTAGTGCATTCTTAGTATCATTATTATTGCTAGTAGAAGCACCTACTCTAGACATTCGGAACATAAATTCTTTATGACGAAGATCTTCCTTGACTTGATTATGTCTAGCCTCCTCTGCTTTAGCAGCAGCAATTATTTCTGTTCTTCGCATAGCATCAGTTGTATGCATCTTCCGAAAAATACGCTGTGCTTCTTCTGCCCCAACTTTAGCTATAATTTGGGTAGCTTGCTGTCCTTCTTCAGGAGACATAGTTTTATCCTGAATCATACCAAGGATAGCACTAGGTAATTCAGAAGGAGGTATGTCAGCAACCCGAGAGTACATAGCATCTTGCCGTTGTTGTTGTCTAGCATACTTAGCAGCTTGTGCTTCTGCTTGTTGTCTCTGCATTCCAGGTAATTTTTCGATAGCAGTTAGCTGAGCCTTGCCCTTTAAATGAGGAACAATAGATGTTAAAGCATCTGCTGGCTCTGTATCTGGATTCTTACTATAAATCTCAGCTAACTTACTACTAATCTCAGTGTCAGCTTTATAAGATTCTTGAAGACTTTCTATCTTTAATCGTTTCTCAATAGCCTCGTCAGCCTTGATTGAGGCCTCTGAGTTGAGAGTATTATTTTTAACAGCAGCTTGTTGAGGAGCATACTGGTACTGGAGAGCAGATTGCTGAGCATCTGCTATTGCTTTAGAACCTTCTGCGAAATCGGTCAGATAGGCTGGCATTAATCAAACCATCCAGATGGGTCTACAGGAGTAGGACTAGCATAGGATACTGGAGCAGGAGCCTGTTGTGGCCCATAACCATAAATAGAGTTAAGTCCTCCAAGACCCTGCATTATTGACTTGTATCCATTGTTACTCCTGTTATAATTAGTGGCATCATTAGCGGCATAGGCTGCTTGTCCTGCTGCAGGATTTTGAGACGCCCCTGATAATTGCATTAATATATTAAGACTATCATTATAGAAAGTATTCGCAAATCCTTGGTCGTACTTAGCTAGCTCAATCTGCTCAGCTCCAGATTGAGTACGTCCTTGTGCGGCTAATGCTCTGATTACTCCCTGCTCTCCCTGAGAACGTAGCCACTCGTAACCAGGTTGTTTAGTAACTTCCCACGGATTAGACATAAGAGTATTTAGTTGCCCAATATACTGAGCTCTATATGGGGCAAATGGATCCGCAGCTTGTGCCGCTTGTTGATTAGACTGGCCAGAACTGTCTCCTCCCAGAATGCCATTAACCCCAGAGGCTATTCCAACTACTGATGCAGCAGTACCTAGATCATTATAACCAGGGTGTTTCAGACAACCAGCATCACGAGATCCAAACATAAGCATCCTCTTTCTTTAGTATCATTTTATAATGTCCCTCTGCCTGTTCAATAGATTTAAACTTTAATTTAGTAAGAAAAGTAATAGCTTTCTTATTAGAAATTTCTACTGATGTATATATCTTGTCGTAAATAGAGAATACTAACCTAAGTACTTCTTGTAAGCCCACTCTAATTATAGGAGACCGACGATACGGTTTTAATACATGTATATGCAAACTATCATTCTCTCTAAAAATACATCCCCAAGTATAATAGTATACTTGGAGAGTACTTAAAAGTTTCTTGTACATATCAAAAGACCAGTTTTGAAAAGTAGGTGAATTAACAACTAGTTCTAGATATACTTGCCTGTCTATATCATGCACTATCTATCCCACCTATATCAAAAGTAACCTCCAATGCCTCTAGTCTTACTGGGACATTATCATATATAAGTATTTGCCAAGCACGCCTATTTGCCCTACCCCACTGATTAAGCCAAGACCTATTTCTAGAGAGAGACACAGATCGTGCTAAAGAATACCCAGCAAAATCATTATCTGACTTAGATATATAAGCGGTAGCATCTACTTTATCTCCTATTACTTCTACACGTCTATAAAACTTATACTTATTAGTACCACTATCCTGTAGAGGTAATACAATTCTACAGTAGATAGGATTACCATTGTCTTGATATGTAATAGCAGATAATCTATAAATACTACTATTAAGATTATCCATTACATAATAACTAGTCTCGTCTGTAGTGTAGTATGTTGGTTTAAAATAAGTTTCTGTAGCCCCAGAAGTCCAACGATACCACTCGCGCTCTTCAAAATCATACACTAATGTAATATTACTGGCTGGCATTGTGAGTACATAAAGAGTATGTCCCTTTATTTTAAGACAATACGCCCTAGCTTCTGATAATGTATCTGCTTCTAGGTATCTATCTATATAACGAGTGGAAATCTTTGTCGGGCTTAGACCATCTAGAAGATAAACAGCCTTTCCATTTGTTTGTGATTGTCCCACAAATACTAAGGTCTGATCTGAGTTAGCAACAGTATTTCCACTAGCACATCCAATACCTAACCTAGCTGATGTATTAACTTGAAAGGGGGAGCCTGTAGCATAACCCACATCATGGAAAAACTCAGTACTCCACTGACCAAAAGCAACAGCATAATTAAGATGTTTAGCTAAAGCTACTCCTTGATCTGGTTCTACCTCAGCTGAAACAAAGTCGAGTGCATTCCAAGTAGACGGATCGTCAATCCCTGAGCTATATAACCTTCCTGTAGTAGTGAGTACCAACATGTAACCATCAATATAAGCTACACCAGGACATAGCGGGTCTGTTGGAAATCCAGCTGCTACTACTTGAGTAACACTAGCTCCACCTGGAGTATATGTATAGGCTACTTTACCATCATGCATAAATATAGTAGTACCTGCTCCTGGGATAGTGCCTGCAGTAAGAACCGGAGTATATGTAATACGAATGAAGCCGTTACCACCGGCACCACCAGGTTGCCATGTCCCTGAGTTATTAGAACCAGTACCACCACCTCCACCACCACCATAAGTACCGGCAGTCCCAGCTACTTCTGCTCCATAACCACCGTTCCAAGCTCCTCCAATACCTCCTGTAGTAGTGCCTACTATAATACTGTATTGCGAGTTACCACCATTAGTACCATTTGGGTTGGGAGAAACAACAGCTGTTCCAGAAGTACCTCCTGGAGTACCACCTGTTCCTGCAGCACCACCACCACCAGTATTGGCACCCCCACCATTTCCTCCACCAGCTGTATATGAAGTGGCTGCATATGTTACAGTAGAAGCAGTTCCATTACCACCAGCACTTCCGTTTCCTACACCTGCGACACCACCGGCACCTACAGATATACTAACAGTTTGACCCGGAGTAACAGTAATGTTCTGTACAAGATACCCGCCAGAACCACCACCACCAGAAGCACTATACCCAGTAGAATGTCCATTACCACCAGCACCTCCACCACCTATAATAGTAGCTGATATGGTAGTCACATTAGCAGGCACAACAAATGAAAATGACCCTGCGGTAGTATAATCTTGTGTTATAGCAGTACTATTAACTACTCTGTTACCTGTTTGGTTAAATGAGATGGATGGATAAGAGTTATTTGTACTAATAGCACCAAGAGAAGTGACACTCCCTGATGAAGATACCTTGTATAAAATATTATTGGATACAGCAAATAAACCAGAGAGAGCTTGGTAGATACCCTGTGCTTTCTGTGCAGGTAGATTATTACTAAACAAGGTGTATCCTGGTCTCTTTACAAAGAATCTTTTGTCAGCAGAACTCTCATACATTCCATTAGTTGAATAAGAGTCAGCCCCAAAAGAGGAGCTCCTAGATTCAATTTTAGGAACAAGAGGTAACCTTGCCATAGTCATTATTAACCACCTCTCAGATTAGGTGTAAAGAACACAGATGTGTATTCCTGATCCCAATCTTCTAACATATTACGATAGCTAGCAGCCCTTAGCGCGATCTCTGTGCGGTGATTAGACGGTACATCATACTCAAGTGCCATCTCGTCAGCTAAACCCCATACAAGAGCGTTATTCCACTCGCTAGGAAAATCAGGTATATCAGAGGAAGTTACTATATCCCCAAGTGCTTTCTGTGCCGTAAACAATAATTGGTAATTAGAACTAGTATTAGCATCTGGTGTAAGATACAGAGACAGTGTACTAGTTACTTTACCTACCTCAAGATAGACAGAGTTAGATGTCCCTGTAGAAAACTTAGATCCCAACGTATTATATTCTTGTCGACTGATAATCTGTAATGGTATATCTATCTGTGGAGTAACTGATATATTACGTAGCATAGTTAAGCCTTCTCCTGGAATCAAGCGAAGAGGCTTATCGTCTGTTAAATCAGATGATGTTCCTGTAGGACCAATAGTATAACTAGTCTTATTAGCCACCAAAGGAAGTGTATACTGTTTAACAGTCCATAGTTTAATTCCCTGAGTCTGCCACTGCTTAATCATTAAATTAAAAACAAGAGCAGCATTAGTTACCAAGGCTTGATCTATATTAGAAGCACTATCTCCAGGTTCTAGTATACCTAATTTTCTAAAGGCAGCTGTTATAACATCATCTCGGGTAACACTAAAAGTAGTACTCATGTAAGTTTAGCTCCAATCTTTATGGAGAATTTTAGGAAAGCTTTGTATGCTTCTGTTGTAGCTTTATTATTAACAAAGGGATGTAACAACCAACCAAAGTTTGTATAGATAGAGTAATTTAAGTAAGGTAATTTAGTAATATGCATACTCTGATAGTAGTCTCTGCAGGTAGCTTTAAAGAATTGGCCTACATCTTTAGGATCTTTCTTCTCTAGCTTAGGATTGCCTGCATAAACTATTTCATCTATACTATTAAACTTTGCTGACAGCGGCCCGTATATCAAACCATAAGCACTATTACGCACAAGCCAAAGGACTTTGCCTAAATAGCTTTTATAGTTAGGATAGTGAATAGTCTGCCAGCCTTTGTCACCGTAAAGCGAATTGTCCGGCGTCTGAAACCAGCTTAACCATTTCGGCAAGCGAGGTTCATACAATCTAGCATTGTTGTTATCCGAATTACCAAGCTGCACCGTGGCAAAGAGCGGCAGGATAGGCGCTATCAGTGTGGCGAACACATCAACAGAGAAGTTGACTAGTAGATAGGCTAGATAGCGGAACTCGCCAGGTTTGCACCCGCGCCAGCACACCCAATGCGCGAGCGGAATGAACGCGATGAGGTAGAGCGCTAGTAGTAGCGTCCGGGCCAGCAGCATGAGCGGGTAGCCCAGGAGCTTCATTTCAGTTTCGCTCGCAGCGCCACAATTTGCGCATTCACATCCGCCAGCCAGCCGTTGTCGATGCCTAGGATGGCTTCGCGCTGGCGGCGCGGGGTGATGGTGGCTTCCAGTTTTGCAATTTGCGACAGGACATTTTGCTCACTGGCCTTTGCCGTATCGATTTTTATCATTGCAGCACCTCTCCGAATGTATTTTCCTCAGCCCCGATGCCATCTGTCAGATCAGCCTCGTCAACTGTCCAAGCATCGCGCATGGAGCGGTCTGTCGGTATTTCAGACGCGTCGATGATCTTGTACGGCTTCCCGGCAGGCACGTCTTTTTTCGCAATAGCATCTATTCCGTAAAGTGCCAACACTTCTTCGGTAGGATGTACCACGGCCACAGCGCCGTTGTCTTGTTTGTAGATAATGACTTGTCTCATTTTAGTTACCTCATTAACGGAATACGCTCACAGATATATTGGAAAGGTCAGCGATCACTCCGTTGTTAACGGCAAGAATCTGCAGAGCCGAAGTCGATTTTGTACCCCCACTTTTTGGAGCAGCTACCCACGCCACTCCAGTGGAGTAGTCGGCGACTCCAGTAGCTGCATAATTAGCATCCGGCAGCGCAGTAGTGAAGTTGATCGTGTAGTCACCAGTCCCATTGTCAGTAATAGAACTCACGTTGCCGCTGGCGCGAATAGCTACGGTTCCCGTGCCATTGAAATTCACCCATGCGCGGCAGGCATAAATCGCATCCTTCCGCTCAAACGTCAGCGCCGTCGTGTCGATGGTGATAGGATCGTCGGTGGTCAGCATCCACAGCGAATTACCGTTGGCCGTGCCTTCGCTGACAGACACCAGCATGCCGCCGAACATATCGCCTGCGCCGTCCGCATCCGTGGCGCGTATCCATATGCCGTTGGAACCAGTGCCTACAGTAACAACAATATAGATGCCGTTATATTGCAAATTTCCTACGCCCTGTGCCTGTAACAATATACGATCACCAACAGATACCGATACCCCGTCAACGACATTAGGGGCTGAAATGGCGCTAATAGGGACTGTTGCCGAAACGCGGCATTGGAGTTTTATCGGAGTCGTGGTAGTCGCATTGGTCGCATTGGTCGCATTGGTCGCGTTCGTGGCGTTCGTGGCGTTCGTGGCGTTTGTAGCATTGGTCGCGTTCGTGGCGTTTGTAGCATTCGTGGCATTTATGGCATTCGTGGCATTTGTGGCATTCGTAGCATTGCCCGCAGTAAGCCCAGCAGCAATCCCAGTCAGGTTAGTAGCTACACCTGATGATGGCGTACCAAGTGCGCCGTTAACATCTACCTTAGTAGCAACAGCCGTAGCAATCGCATCAAATTCAGCACCTAGTCCAGTGCCGGTGACAACTTTGCTTGGGTTACCATGCAATAGCCCATCTTTAGCAGCAAAATCAGTGATTTTTGTATAGTTGCTCATCTCAATTTCCCATCTTTGGTGAATAAGTCAATCTTCTGAATTGAAAAACTATATCCAGATATTTCAACTTCCAATCCGAATTGCAGAACTTTCCCTGATTTTGTCCCATTGACTGATACAGTGCTTATGTCCGTACCACCTGAGTACTCATCAATTCCGTATTCAGCAATGCCATACTCTGCAACAGTAAATCCACTTTGAATTGTTGTCGATTGAGAGCTATAAACGCTTGAAAAATCATAAGCCCATTTTACAATAATTGGCTGCGATGTAAGGCCAATCAGTGTGAGTACGATTTTCTTGAGGATGGATGCTTGAATAGGATTGCCAAAGTCAATCCATGTCGTAAAGTACGATAGTCGATAAGTTGCTGCGTTGTCTAAATAGTTAGAATACTTTGCCAGATTGCCCGGCTCTCCAAGATACAACGTTCCACTTTTCGAGTCGCAAAATGCCTTTGGGTTGATACCAGTCCATATTGTTGCTCTTGATGAACCATCCTGCAATGGATAGCGCATATCGAAGCAATAAGTAATGCTGGAAGCGGGGAAAGTAAGTAAATAAAACTGATTGCTTCTAGAATAAACAGATTTGACATTATCCAGCGTATCGAATTTCGAATAGGCGATAACATCATCATTGACGTTCTTGCTTATGTTCCGAATTGGCGATGATTTCTCCTGAATCGTCCTCATCAATGACCTTACGCCATCATTCGACAAGAAAATAACATCCTCTCCGGTATTCTGTATTGAATCTCGCGCAATGCACCCAATGCCATTGATGCTATCGCTCAATGCCATTGTCGATGGTGTTGTAGCACCAGAATAAATAAGTATCTGCTTGCGCCCAAAGATAATCAGAAAGTTGTTGTGTGCTGCCAGCGAGACAATCTCATCACCACCAGCAGGCCATACCCCCAGCAGGTTCAAACTGCCAGATGAACCACCCGTCCATACTTGCGGTGTAATAACATCGCTCCACTTAACCGTATTCTTATCGGTAGTCGTATCGGCAACCCATATTCGCCCATAGGCACTTAGCCCTGTATTTGCCTGCGGAATTGTCCCCGTATAACTTGCATGCTCCGACATTCTCCTGAATGTTGTTGTGGAAACAGCAGGGTTATATATCAGTGGATCATAGCCACGCTGGAAGAAAATCCCAATCCCGTTTAGCTGTGTAAATGTCCAGTTGTTAGCAGAGATTGTCGGCGCGACTCCACCGCCACCATAAGTCAGTGTGGTTAGCGTAGCGCCAGATAGTTTGAATAGAAGCCCATTGCCAGCAGCAAGGACGGTTGATGTTCCGTCATTCTCGATTAACTCGCCAATGCAGGTAATGCTCGCAGTACCTAAATCGGTATTCGCGCTATGAATTGTTGCCCATCCATTGCGAGCACCAACACGCCCTGCTTTGTCGATAATACAATTCGTTGCATCAAGGGCGAAGTTGGGCGACAGGTCAACAGGTGCATCCTGCTTGTTCAGCCCCATGAACCCAGGGGCTAATATTGAGAATGGCGTTATCGACTGCGCCATTAAACTGCTACCCAAACATCGTTTTCAACAAACCGAGATGCCTCCAGTGCAATCTGATCTGCGAGTATCCCCTTATAAAGCCCATATGCTTCAGAGCTTGATAACCCACCATCCTCGCCGCGCTCTACCAACGCGCGAGCATACGCGCCCATCTCAATAGCTTCACTCGGCAGGATAAGAATATCGTCATCATTTACTAATGCAGCTTGCTGAACATACAGATTAAACTTCAACGAGTATGCCCCATTGGGCGTAGGGAATAGCTCTATTTTGCTATCCGTACCATCATTCACGTTCCATGCGTAATAAGCTGGAGGCGCATTGCTCACCGTTGCCAACTGCTGTTGATCAAATATCCACTGGATCGGGACGTTATTTATTTCAGCCCTATTGGTTATATCGTTAGCCGATAGATGTTTTGGCTTCAATCCTGAACCTGCAAGAATATAAGTAGATACGCCATCAGTTGTTGTCAATGGGAGCGTTTTAGACATGGCATCCCACTTCCATGCATCTTCTACCTGTCGCTTGGCATCATTCACAAACTTGCCAAT